AAAGAAGCTATTGCTCAAGGAAATAAGCTAGCAATACCAGAGGACAAAGATGGGAGTTAGGCTTGTATGGGCAACACCAAATGGTGAAGCCCTGATTGCTGAGATGGCTCGTGTGTCAAACCCAACTAACAAGAACAACACAGCCACTGCTCCTAAGCTTATTAAATACTTGATAGATAATAAGCATTGGAGTCCCTTTGAGATGGTCAATGTCTGCATGGAAATCGTTACAACACGTGACATTGCTAGACAGATATTGAGACACAGAAGCTTTAGCTTCCAAGAGTTTAGTCAGCGGTATGCCATTGCCAATGCTTTCGTTTCATCAGAAGCTCGTCTTCAAGATGATAAGAACAGACAGAACAGTCTTGAGACTGATGATGTTGCAACGCAGGGCTGGTGGACTGATGTGCAAGAACGTATGATTAAGGAAGCTTCTCTTCTGTATCAACTTGCTTTGGACAGAGGCATTGCAAAAGAGACAGCACGTAAGGTGTTACCTGAAGGACTAACAGAAAGTACAATGTATATGAATGGAACGCTGCGTAGCTGGCTTCATTACATTGACATTCGTTGTGACAAGGCAACACAGAAAGAGCATCGCCTCATTGCTGAGCAGTGTCGTGATGTGATTAAAGAACTTTTCCCATCAATTAAGGAATGATATGGACAACGACAAGACACGCTACATGTTTCATGTGGAAACAAAAGGATATGAAGATACATTTGAGCATCGCTCCTATCCAGATATTATCTTAACAGAGTATGCAACCTTCAATGGTGGTGAACGATGGCCTGATGTGGTACGTGCTTTCACTCGCTTCTTAGGCAACGTCTATGGCTATGACATTGAGCAGCAGTTCAACGAGATGTACATAGACCCCTTGACCAAATGGGAAGAAGAGCAGAAAAACCAATGAGACATTTAGTTATTCCTGACACACAATGCAAACCCGGAGTTTCTCTTGAGCATCTGGAATGGGTTGGCAAGTATGCAGCAGACAAGAAACCAGATGTCATCATCCACCTTGGCGATCATTGGGATATGCCAAGCCTTTCAATTTACGATGTAGGGAAGAAAAGCTTTGAAGGTAGAACGTATCAAGCAGATATTGAATCTGGCCACGCTGGAATGGAACTTCTTTTGTCTCCGATTAAAGCTGAGCAACAGCGTCTTAAGAGAAACAAGGAAAAGCAATGGAACCCACGCCTTGTCTTTCTTCTTGGAAACCATGAGGAACGGATTCAAAGAGCTATTGAGAGCGATAGAAAACTGGATGGACTCATTGGTTATCACGACCTTAAACTTGCTTCTTATGGTTGGGAGTGTTATGATTTTCTTCAGCCTGTCATTCTGGATGGTATTGCTTATTGTCATTACTTCACTTCAGGTGTTATGGGAAGGCCTGTTAGCTCGCCTGCGTTGATGCTCTCTAAGAAGCACATGAGCTGTGTCATGGGGCATGTGCAGGACAGGGGCATTGCCTATGCTCGTAGGGCTGATGGTAAGCGCATGACAGGCTTGTTTGCTGGCATCTGCTACCAACACGATGAGAAGTATTTAACTCCTCAAACCAATGGCTCTTGGTCTGGTGTGTGGATGTTCAATGAGGTTGTTGAAGGCAGCTTCGATGAGCTTCCTGTTAGCCTGAATTACTTACGTGAGACTTACGCATGAGCCTCACGTTGTATGACATTGCTGACTTGCTAAGACGAGAAGATTGTGTTACAATATTAGAACTGTTGGACATAAGCAGTGATGACCTTGTTGATAGGTTCATGGATGTAATAGAAGATAAAGCTGATAAGATAGAAAAGGAACTTGAATGAATAATTATATGGGAAGTTATGAGCAGTTCATCGCTAAGAGTCGATATGCTCGTTACTTAGATGATGAGCAACGGCGTGAGAACTGGGATGAGACAGTGGCTCGTTACTTAGACTTCATGCGTGACCACTTAGCAAAAGAGCACAGCTATACAATCTCTGATAAGATGTATGCAGAGCTTTATGATGCCATCTACAACATGGAGGTTATGCCTTCTATGCGTAGCGTTATGACTGCGGGTAAGGCATTAGAGCGAGACAACACTGCTGGCTATAACTGTTCCTATCTTCCTGTTGATGACGTTAAGAGTTTCGATGAGGCTATGTACATCTTGTTGTGTGGCACAGGGGTTGGCTTCTCTGTTGAACGTCAGTTCATACAGAAGCTGCCTGACATTCCTGAGCAACTATTCAACAGTGACACCACAATTGTAGTGGCAGACAGCAAAGAAGGTTGGGCTAAGGCTTTACGTCAATGTATTGCCTTGCTCTACTCAGGTGAGATTCCTAAGTTCGATGTGTCTAAGGTGCGTCCTGCTGGCGCTCGTCTGAAGGTGTTTGGTGGACGTGCTAGTGGCCCGGAACCACTGAAGGAACTCTTTGCCTTTGTCAGCAACATCTTCAAGAATGCTGCTGGACGTAAGCTCAACAGCCTTGAATGCCATGACATCATGTGCAAGATTGGTGAGGTTGTAGTTGTTGGTGGTGTGCGCCGTAGTGCTATGATTAGTCTGTCTAACTTGTCAGATGATCGTATGCGTAACGCTAAGAGTGGTGCATGGTGGGAGAAGAATGGTCAACGTGCATTGGCTAACAACAGTGCTTGCTACACAGAGCGTCCTGACATGGGCATCTTCATGCAAGAATGGAACAGCCTGTATGAGAGCAAGAGTGGTGAACGTGGTGTATTCAATCGTGAAGCAGCAAAGAACATTGTAAAGAAAAATGGCAGACGAAATCCTGATTTTGACTTTGGAACTAATCCATGCTCTGAGATTATTCTTCGACCATATCAGTTCTGTAATCTTTCCGAAATTGTTGTACGTGCTGATGACACTGTAGACAGCTTGAAACGTAAGGCACGTTTAGCCACAATCTTAGGTACATTCCAGAGCACATTGACTCACTTCCCATACCTACGTAAGGTGTGGCAGAAGAACACAGAGGAAGAGCGTCTGTTGGGTGTGTCGATGACAGGCATCATGGACAACGCACGTTTGAACAACCCTGACGATATGGGTGTTGGTATCATCTTGGAGCAGATTAGAAATGTTTGTGTCGCAACTAATCAACTTCTTGCAGAGCAGCTTGGAATTCCTCAGTCTGCTGCTATTACGTGTGTTAAGCCTTCTGGCACTGTCAGTCAGCTTACCGATAGTGCTTCTGGTATCCATGCTCGTCATGCTGCTTACTATTATCGGCGTGTTAGGGCAGACAGTAAAGATCCTCTTACGCAGCATTTGATTGCAGCAGGGGTTCAAGCAGAGCCTTGTGTGATGAAGCCTGACCAGACTATGGTGTTTACCTTCCCCAAGAAAGCACCACAGGGAGCCTTGTTGCGTGAGGAGTTAACAGCCCTTGAGCATCTGCGCTTATGGCTTGTATTCCAGCGTCACTGGTGTGAGCACAAGCCCTCTGTCACCATCTCTGTTAAAGAGCATGAGTGGATGGCAGTTGGTGCTTTTGTTTGGGAGCACTTCGATGAGATGAGTGGTGTGTCTTTCTTGCCCTATGATGGTGGCTCGTATCGACAAGCCCCATATGAAGATTGCACTCAGGAGCAATACGAAGCTTTGATGGCTATCACCCCTCAAGAGATTGATTGGGACAGCTTAATCGAAGTTGAAGACAATGTTGAAGGTACACAGATGCTTGCATGTGTGTCTGGTGTTTGTGAAATCTAAGGAGCTATTATGATATTGTTACGATTGCGTCAAGGTATTGGCTTGGACATTGAATACAACGAAGACATCTGTCACATCTTAACTGATGGTAAGGAAGAGGAAGTTGTAGCCTTTGTTGGTGTGATTATCAAAGCACCTTTCCTAACTCTTTACTTAGGGGAGTTCTACGATCTAGAAGATATACCTGCGAAGGCATAACAAAAAAGGGGACTATTAAGTCCCCTTTCTTTTTGGTAACTAGCAAGTTACTTGAGTTCCATCTTTTTCTGTAATCCTCGTTGTTCTAATATAGCATTATAGAAGTCAGCAGCAAACTGAGGGTCTGTCTTATAAAGCTCACCTGTCAGTTGTCTTGCAGCAGCACTTCTGCTTTTCTCAAGAATTGTTTTAACATAATATTCTTGTTGATATTCATCAAGCTTACCCCACTGTGGGTTATTCATTATCTTCTCTAAGCCAGCAGAGAAGTAACCACCAGCCAATTGACTATAGCGTGAGAGCTGCTCTGATGAAAGCTCAACTCTTCCAACCTTCTTTCCTATGCCTTTGATGTCTACATCCACCTCATTCAAACGCTTCTGTAGCTCTGTTGGGGTAAACACCTTAACACCAGCAAGCACCTCACTAAGGCTTGTCTTGATTGGCTGTCCCATGTTGTCATAGCGTACAGGAAGGTTGTCTCGTAGACCGGGAACACGTCCCATAATCTTGTCACTAAAGCCCACCACTTGTCGCTCATATGGATCAAAGCCTCGTGCAACAGCAGCCACACCAGCAGGAATTGCAGTGGTTGAATATGATTCTATGAAGGCATCTCCATAGCGATCTGGGTGTAACATAGCAGACATTAGTTTAGCAATGCCTTCAACAAAAGACTTGTTCAAGATGTTATCAGCTACGCTTTGTACAGCAGCCCAACCAAAATGGTCTAAGATTGCCATCTCTGTTTCTTTATTCCACTTTGGGTCTGCCTTGTATTCGTTGTATGTTTGGTGCATATCAGCTACAATACCAAACAAACTTGCCAAGGGCTCAATACGAGCATAGCTGTACCAAGAGTCTCCAATCTTCACGGAGTATTTGGGCAAGTCACCTTTAGGATTGCTTCCTGTAATTGCTCCCTCTTCAACCAAAGAGTTAACATACATAGTTGCTGCCATGCCTAACATCTGCTTGGCAATTAGGCGTTCTCGTTGTACAGGCTGGAATGCTGCCCATCCAAACTTACCTGTTCCTTTACCTACCAATGGATCAATGATTTCCTTACGTGCAAATGCACCAATGCCGGGCATGTATGCTGCACCTTCTTTAAGAATGTTATATGGTGTTTTAATAAAGGGAATAACTAAAGCACCAAGTAATGGATTCTTAGCTCTAACTTCTTGAACTATCTTAGCCACACCACCAAGGTTTTCTTGGAACACTTTCTCTTTAGCAAAGTTAGCAATCTCTGTAGTTCCTTTGACACCAAAGGTTTCACGCATCAACTCATTCCAGTTGTCTGGATTCATGCGATTCTCTACTGCCTTGGCATATGCCTCTTCTTTAGACACGCCCAACTTTGCAGCTAAGAGGTCAGCATCTCTGTAGGCTTTAGCATTGAACTCCATCCTACGTAAAGTTGCCTTCCAGAACTCATCAATGGCTACACCAGCCTTAGAGCCAACTCGTAGCACCTTACCTATAGTTCCGGGAATAGCTTGTGTTGCTTGGTCATATAACACTTCCTTGAGAGCATCACCCTTGATGTCATCAAAGCCATATTTAACTTGAGCATCTCTAAACTCTTTGGCTGTCATGCCAAATGAAGCAGCATCAATCTTTAAATCAAGGGGTTTACCTGTAACCCAACCAGCCCTAGCAAAGTCCATAGCTTCACCAAAGCCTTGGAGAACTCCCTTTAGCATCACTAAGCCTTCACCCATCCTACGTTGGTCAGCTTTGTTAGCTGTGAACTTACCAACAATAGCTTCCATCTCTCTCAACAAAGGAGTGAATAGCACCTGTGTTGCACCAGACATTGTGTTGGTTGATATGTTTGTAGGGGCTGTTAAGTAACCATTGATTACATACTCAGCAGCCATTGCTCTAATCTTCTTAAAGCCTGTTGCATCTTTGATAACACGTCCTGTCATCTCACTCTTTAAAGCAGCCGCTTCTGCTTGTGTTAACTGACCATTCTTTACAATGTCATCAACAAGCTTGTGCATGTCAGCCATCTCAAGGATGTTCAACGTACACTTTGGATCAAATTTACCAGCCATAATATTCCTTATTGACAATCAACACCGGGTTGAAACAATCCTTTAACTTCTTTGCCAGCCTCAAACTGTGACTTAGCCAGCTTGAAAGCATTGAGGGTGTCAGAAGCTTTTGTTCTTTGTCCCTGATAGATACCAAGAATACCAATTGGAAGTTGGCTTCTGTATGTCAGTGTTTGTAGGGCAGCATCAGTGAGTTCTCCTGCATCACGTAAGCGATTAATCTCAGAGAGGTTAGCAGACAGAGTGGCTCGTGCTTCTTCGTAGACAGGACGGAAGGCTTCTACCTCAGCCCTGTTCCAGCTCTTGTCGATGTTAGGGAAGTTACCTTTATCATCTTGTTTGAACACCCAATCTTCTATTGAGCCTTCTTCTCTTTCCATTCTAGCAGCAGCTTTTGCACCAGCCTTTTGTGTTCCTTCAAGACTGCCACCAAACTCTCCACGTCCACGTAGCTGTCTGCCTTTAGCACCAAGAACACCAACAGCTTTGGAGAACAAGTCATTCCATTGCTCATTAGCTGACACAGGGGCTACGTTAGCACCACGTGTTTGACCACCAGTGAGCAGCTTCTCTGCATTGGTAGCAAAAGGAACACTCTCAGCATATACTAGTTCTCTTGGTGTGGCAGCAGAGCCACCACTCTGGAAGCCTCTTGTAGGGGCAGCAGGGGCTTGCATAGGGGTAGGCATAGGAGCTCCCTGAACAGGGGCTTCCTGAGCCATTCTAGGGGCTTCTTGAACCACTGGTGCTCTAGGGGCTTCAACAGGCATAGGCTCTGCTCTACCTGTACGCTCCATCACCTGTTGCACACGTGCATCACGTGCAGCCATCTGCTGTGGTGTGGCTCCTTGTCTTGTCTCCACTTGTATGGGAAACTCTCTAGCAGGAGGAGCAATCATTCCCTTGAGCTTCTCAACCTCAGCCTTCTTAGTCTCAATCTGTTTAACCAAGTATTGCTGAGCTGTTCCTTGTTTGGCAGCTTCAACAATCTGTTGTTTGATAACAGGAACTTCTTCAGGAGTTGCACTCTTAAACAGAGCAGCCACTTGCTTGGCAGGGGCTTCTCGTGTAGGGGCAACAAGACCAAACTTAGCAGGAAGGTCTTGGTTCTCTGGAGCCTTGAACAAAGCAGCAACTTGCTTCTCTGTTGGTTTTTTGGTTGGGTCTTTCAAACCAAGGAAGTCACCAACATCTTTCTCTGGTTGTTGCTTCTGCACATTGGCAAGGTCTGTTTCATGCTTAGCAATTTCAGCTTCTGCCTTAGCAATGCGGTCTTCGACAAGCTTAACTTGTACAGGGTCAAGCTCACGTGCAATAGGAGCAGGCGTTCCTTCAGCTTCTGCTCTACGTAGGTAGGCAGGGGTGTCATAGTTAACGGCTTGTGCTGCGGCTGCTTGTTTGCTTGGTGGATTGTCAATGGCCTTAGCCACATCATCAATGGCAGTTTTAGTTGTATCTGCATCTGCTGCTTTGATGGCTCTCTTCTCAAGGAAGTTAATAACTCCCTCACTAGCCTTACCAAGACCAGCACCAAAGACAGTGCCAACAGCAGTGCCTGTGATGGTGTTTAACAAGCGGCTTTCTTCTGGTGTGAGGACAGGCTCTAATACACCACCAAGGGCTCCTTGTACTGCTCCTTGTTTAGCCATAGTGCCAGCAAGGGTTGCAGCCTTCAAGCCTTTAAGGGCAAAGGCAGGGGCTGTAATTGGATCAGCAAAGGCTCCAGCAAACTCACCAACCATACCAGCAACAGGAGCATTAGCAGAAGCAATGCCTGCTGCTGTGCGCTCAGCTAGAGCTCTCTCTTTGTTGAGGCCACCATAGAGGTCTACGGCTCCTTTAATACTGCTACCACCAGCTTGAATGAAACGCTTCATGGCTCCAGAGAAAGCTGTCTCTCCCATCAAGGTAGAGATGATCTGCTCATCAGTAACTCCTGCTTGACGAGCAGCTTGATAGTCATAGTTCTTCCTATCTGCTAAGACAGGAACAATGTCTGCTGGAGTTAGACCAGCAGCAAGTGCATCTTCCAAGGCAAAGTATTCTGCCATTTAGTCCACCATTGGGTTTGAAAAGGCTGGTGCTTCTGAGTTTCTAAAGAAAGCATATGGATCAGGTTTATTCTTAGGAGCAGTAGGCTTAGCAGCAGCAGCGGGAGCAGGAGCAGCAGGCTGTGTAGGAGCAACACCAATACCTTGTGCCTCTGCTGCTGCATTAACATTTGGATATGGTTTTCCATCATTACCAATCACTTCTCCCAGACTATTCATCCTACCAACTTTCATAGTTCTAGGAGGATCTGTTGGAACCAGAGCTGGTACTTGAACAGTAGCGTTATACTTAAATGCTGTAGTATTCCTAGAATTAGAAGCAGCAGCATTACTTTGATTAATATCTGCTTGTAGTTTTTTAATCTGAAGCTCATGCTTTTCTCTTTCTCTAGTGACACCATCTGCTTCTTTCTTAAGCTGATTCTTTGCTTCATCAAACCTAGCCTTAGCTTCAAGTCTTGCAGCATCGCTAGTAAAGCGTTTACCAGTATTGGGGTCTATGTCATTCTTCAAAGCATCTTCATAAACAGCCTGCTCACCCGCAAAACCCCTCAGAGTTTTCTCTGCTTCCCGAATCTTTAACTCTGTAAGCTTCAGCTCATCAGGAAGTCCCTTCATCTTTGCATCAAAGAGTGTCTTGTCTCTTTCATCAGCCAGCACTCTGCGTTGTGCTTCTGCTAAACGAAGTTGTATTTCTGTGTCAGCACGAGCATCACCTTTGACAGCACGAGCTTCTTGGCTTGTTGCCAATGTCATTGCTTGTTCATCACGCTTAGCTGTACGAGCACGTTCTGTTGCAGCCATAGCATCTTGTGTAAGCCCACGAGCAGCTAAGCCCTTGGCTAGGTTGGAATACATCTCTGCATCTGTGCCACCCATCTGTGTGGCTTCTGCCATTGCTTCGTTCACTCCTT